TACCTCAGTCAAATGTTGGATCAAACCCATCAGGTGCTAACAACTCTTATGACGGTGACGATAGTAAAACTATTGGTCTTGTCTTCCATCGCTCTGCAGTTGGTACTGTGAAGTTAATGGACATGACAACTGAGATCTCAGGCCAGGACTACGGGATCATGTACCAAGGTACATTACTTGTGGCGAAGTACGCACTTGGGCATGGAATCCTCCGCCCAGAGTGTGCAGCAACAATCAAGTTATCTGCTTCTTAATTCACATAAAGGGTACTCAGTAAACTGGGTACTCTTTTTTTTATTACTTGGAGATTATTATGGCTTACGGAAAAATGAAGAAGAAAAAGAAAATGAAAGGTAATAGAGATAAACTAAAAATCAAAAAGAGTTATTAATTATGTTTGGTAAAAAAAATAAAAAAGGTATTTTATCTTTAAGTGGTCAAGCTTACATTGATGCTTACAATCAAAAGTTAAAAGAAACAGGTAAAGCTTCGCTTGCTGAAAAAGCAAGATTTGTAAAAGAAAAAGCTAAAATTAGAAAAAAACTTATTGAGTCAGGAGGTATGTTATGACTGTAGCTGCAACCACTGAACTAGAAAGCATTAACATTATGTTGGCTGCTGTTGGAGAATCTCCTGTTAATAACCTGACAGGTACACTTCCTGTTGATGCTCAACAAGCTTTGTCTATTCTTAATGAACAAAGCAGAATGATTCAAAGTGAAGGATGGAGTTTCAATACAGAAATTGATGTAACTCTACCTAAAGATAATTTTAAAAAAGTTGCCTTGGGTGTTGATGTGTTAAGAGTTGATCCTAATATTCATCATCATCCTAATATTGATGCCATTCAACGTGGTTTAAAAATGTATGACAGGTTAAATAATACTTTTGAATTTGATCAGGATTTGATTTGTACCATTGTTTATTTTAGAGATTTTACTGAAATACCAGAACCCGCAAGAAACTATATAACAATAAAAGCAGCACGTATTTTTATTGATAGATTAATAGGTGATAATAATCTAAGAGCTTACAATCAACAAGACGAAGCTAGAGCTAGGGCTGTATTACTTGAAACTGATACAGAGAATGGAGATCATAATCTTTTAAGAGGTGATCCATCACTTACTAATGTATTTGATACATATAGTCCTTCAAACGCATTAATTAGGTAATCATGGTACTTATTTCAAGATCAATACCTACGTTATTAAGAGGTATTTCACAGTCTTCTGATTCGATAAAACAATCAGATCATGCTGTTCAACAGTTGAATTGTGACAGTGATCCAGTTAAAGGTCTTGTAAAACGTAGTGGCACACAACATATATCAACTTTAATTAATAATGAAGTAAGCATAGGCGATGCTTTAGTTCATACAATTAATAGAGATGAGACAGAAAGATATGTTGTTATATTTACTTCAAACGATGTAAGAGTATTTGATCTTGATGGAACTGAAAGGACTGTAAATAAATCCTCCAATGCTGTTGATTATTTACTTTGTGATTCTCCTCGTCTACAGTTAAAAGCTACTACTGTTGCTGATTTCACTTTTGTTGTAAATACAAATGTTAGGACTGGTATGGATGCAAGCCAACCAAGCTTACCAGATTCAAATATTACTCAAGCTATTGTTTTTGTAAATCAAGTTTCAGATAATACTATTTATTCAGTAAATGTTAATGGAGTTACAGTTTCAGATGACACAACAAATGACTCTACTTTAAGTACTACACAAGTTGCAGGTGATTTGAAAACTGGATTGGAAGCAGGTCTTACAGGTTTTACCATTGCACAAAATGGACCTGTACTTCATATTAAAAGAACAGATAACGGTGATTTTTCTATTGATGGTACTGATACTCAAGGTAATACTCAACTAACCGTAGTTAAAAATAGCGTTCAAAGATTTACAGATCTACCAACCGTATCTCCTCCTGGTTATGTAGTTGAAGTAAAGGGAGATGAATCTACTAATTTTGATAATTACTATGTAAAGTTTGTCACTAATAATGGTGGTACTCAAATGGAAGAAGGGCAGTGGGAAGAATGTGTAAAACCTGGTATTGATTTTAAATTTAATTACGACACAATGCCTCATGTTTTAATAAGACAGGCTGATGGTAATTTTAGATTTTCACAAGTAAATGGTGATAATTATCCTGTGCCAGTTAACACTGGTACTTATGGTCAAATAGGTAATTTAGTAACTATTAATATTAACAATCATGGTTTGCAAACTAACGATAAAGTTGAACTGACATTTACTACTGACGGATCTCAAAGTGCAGGTTTTATACCAACTGACGGTATTGCACAAGGTGCAGGTATTAAATATACAGTCTTTGTTCCTAACGCTGGTAATAATGCAAACTTTTTTACAATAAACCGAACAGAACATAATAGTGTTCCACTTTCAAATCCTAATGTAACTGATAATGGATCAGCCAGTATTGCATTTCAACAGACACTTCCTATATGGGGAGAACGAAATGTAGGTGATGAAGACTCAGCACCCAAGCCTTCTTTTATTGGACATAAAATAAATAATGTTTTCTTTTTTAGAAATAGATTAGGTTTTCTAGCTAATGACAATGTAATTTTATCTAGCGTATCTAAATTCTTTCAATTCTTTCCTGAGACTGTTTTAACAGTTATAGATAGTGATCCGATAGATGTGGCAGCATCACATACAAAGGTTGCAATTTTAAAAAATGCAATAAATATGGGAGAACAATTAATATTATTTTCAGATCAATCACAATTTATTTTAAGCAGTTCATCAGATAGTCTTACACCTAAAACTGCAAATATCTTAGTTGCAACAGAGTTTGATAGTAGCGATATTGCCACACCTGTAGGAGCAGGTAATTCTATTTATTATTTAACTACTAAAGGAGAATTTTCTGCTGTTAGAGAATACTTAGTCTTAGGTGGACAACAAAAGATAAGAGATGCTGCTGATATTACAGTTCATGTTCCAAAATTAATACCAAGTGATATTTATAAAATTGCTATTTCTACAAGTGAAGATACGCTAGTTTTATTAAGTGCTTCAGAATCAAATAAACTTTATATCAATAAATGGCTATATGGAAGTAACAATGAAAAAATATTAAACTCATGGTATGAGTATAGGTTTGATGAAGGTAGAAGTATTAAAAATATAGATTTTATTGGTAGTGAATTATTTATTGTAAGTGAAGATGATGTATATTCTGGTTCAACTTCAAGAGTTTATTTAGAAAAACTGCCTTTTCAAACAGATGTTAAAGAACCTAACTGTGATTATGAATATCATCTAGATCGAAAGATAACAGAATCTACTACTGGACTGTCAATTACTTATGATGCAAGCACAAATTTATCTGAGATCACTTGTCCTTACAGAATTGATACTTTAATAAAAATAGTATCAAGACATTTAGCACCATCAGTTCGTGCAACTTATAACAGTACAAGTGCAAATAATGTGGTAACAATAACCAAAACCAGTCATGGATTTAATACTGGAGATGAAGTAGAAATTACTTTGGCAGATCAAACAATTTTTGATTTTGATACCGTACCAGGAAATATAAGCACTTTATTTATAGAAAGTAATAGTTTTAGATTACTTAAAGATAAATTTATTATTACCAAAGTTAATGATGATACATTAACATTTCAAACAACAACTAATTTAGGAACTATAAATTCTTCATCTAATACAAGTAGTTTAGAACCTTTATGCACAATAAAAGAAACAAGTACTTTTGTTACTGGCTTGGTTGGTAATAATACAAATGGTGATGACAAAAGGGATGTAAGCGCAGGAGAAATTTTTGATATAGATACATCTACAGGTTCTTTTAAAGTTGGTACTAATGATAAATTTAAAGTTGCAGGTGATATAAGAAGAACAAAATTTATTATTGGTGAAAATTATGAGATGCTGTATGAATTTGGAAAACAACGATACACAGAAACTAATAAAGGTGGTAGTGAACAATTAGGAGGTAGATTACAACTGAAGAATTTTTATTTTAAATTTGAAAACACTGCAATTTTTGAAATTGTTGTTGGCTATGATGATGCTTTTGATTTTATTGTTAATAGACCAGGTTATGCTTATAAATTTAATTCTTTAATAGGATCACCCAAGACAACTTTAGGATTAATAAAACTACAGAAAGGTAGATTTCAAGTACCAGTAATGAGCAGAGCAGATAAAGTACGTATAGCGATTAGCAATTTAACATATTTACCAACAAATATTACAAGTGCTGAATATGAGGCTAATTTTTATATTAGATCTCAAAGAACATAATGGGTTATTTAAGAAAAGCAAATATAGCTGACCTTAATCATGTATGTAAACACATGAGAGATATGGATAGGTTAGAAGCTGTATATCAAACAGGTAAAGAACCAGAAGATGCTTTACGTTTAAGCTACTTATCAGGGCAGCAAGTGTTGGCAATAGCTGGTGATAATGACCAACCAATGGGATTATGTGGTGTTATAAGTGATGGTTGTATATGGATGATATGTACTGATGAATTGTTTAGTAATAAAAAATATAGAATACAACTGATAAGAAAAGGTAGAAAATGGGTAGATAAGTTGTTGCAATCTTACAAAGTCTTATATAATTTTGTATATGCAGAGAA